TACATAATATGTAACATTGTCAGGTACATCATATGTAACATTATCTGGTGGTACATCATATGTAACATTGTCAGGTACATCAACTGTTGCATATACACCTACACAATATGATGCATTTGGCAGAATAAGAATGTCACAACCATTCACATTATTTGATGCAACCAATGTGAATTATGAAAGTACTAAATTTACTACATATACAAATACACCAAATGTGTCAGGTCCATCGAACAATTATACGAATTATGATGTAAATTCAAGTACTGTTGATTTAATTTGTAACGTTGCGGGTAGTGTAGTACGTGAGGGAAAATATATATGTTCGTATCAACCTGGAAAATCTCTGTTGATATTAAATACATTTGTAATGAATTCAAGTCACAATAATTTAATTCAAAGAGTTGGATATTATAATGATAGTAATGGTATATATCTAGAGCAAGATATAAGTGGATATTTATATATGGTTGTTAGATCATCTGTTTCTGGTTCACCATTCAATGATAGAGTAATACAATCAGATTGGGTACCAAATGATTTACAAAAAGCTGGTATTACATTAGATATTACAAGTGCACAAATATTTTTTATTGATATAGAATGGTTAGGTGTCGGATCAGTTAGAACTGGATTTGTAATAAATGGAAATTATTATTTAGCACATATTTTTAATCATGCTAATGTTAAAAAATCAACATATATGACATCTGCGCGTTTATCACCACGTTATGAAATAATACACAGTAGTGGTACCGGAACTGGTTATAAATTAAAACAAATATGTTCAACAGTAATATCAGAAGGTGGTTATGAAGCAAAAAGTATTCAAAGACATGTAGGTAATGGTGATCCATCTGGATTTAAACTTACTACCGGTAGTCAGTTTCCATTCATTTCTATAAAATTAAACAATTTATCAAATGTTGCAATGAATTCTATTGTATTACCATCCGAAGCAACAGTAGCTATTTTTAATACTAATAGTAATCAAAGTATAGTTTATTATAAATTATTGTTAAATACAACAATTACACCTACACCTGTATATTCATCATATAACACACTCAATCCTTATGATCCAATCACATCTTCAGTAACATGTTGGATTAATCCATCGGGAGTTAGTAATTATAGTGTCAGTGGAGGTACAATTGTAAATGCCGGATTTGTTACAACATATAATGTATTTAATTTAGATAGTGTAACTGATTTTAATTTGCAGATTGGAAGAAATTTTAGTGGTAGCACTAATATATATTCATCAGATACTATGACACTATGTATAATACCAATAAATATTCAATCTGGTGGTAATACGGGTTTATTTGCACAATTAGGATGGTATGAATTATAAATTTAAAAATTAGTTAACTTTATATAAATTAGTTAACTTTATATAAATTAGTTAACTTTATATAAATTAGTTAACTTTATATGATAATAAAATTAAATATAATTTCTAAAAATTATACAGAACTTAAAAAAAATAAAATTTATTATGAACAAAATAAAGATATAAAAAATTTATTAAATCATTTATATCAAAATAAAATAATAGATAATACAAATTATAAAATATATTATAATAATCAAGAGATTAAAATATTACCAGATTTAGACAATTTTAATATAATCTTAACAGAACAATCAAATAAATTATTTAGTTGTTATAAAAAAATATAAACATTTAATATATAAATTTAATGGATTATAAATTAAAATATCTAAAATATAAACATAAATATGTTGAATTAAAAAAAATAACAAATATACAATTTGGTGGAAATAATTTTACAGTTATACCAAATTCTGGGGCAATAGATGGTATGTCTAATCAATGTATGTGGATATCAATTAGAGATTATTTACAAAACTATCGTAATATAAATATATCTGTAAGAGAATTAAGAGAATATGCAGGTTTAGATCAAACTACTGAACATACACAATTTGATTGGGAAACGCCAGAATTTAGACGTGGTATTGAAAGAGTTTGTGAAATATTTAGTTTACAATTAAATTGTTATTTGGTTGATCATAATGGACAACCAAATAAATATTTATTTCATGATCCAGAAACTAAACAACATCCGATGCCAATGCAGATTATAAATGAAAGAGGACACAATATTGTTAATATTGCATTTTATGGTGCACATTTCCAATTGATAACATCTGGATTTGGAATGGAACGTTTTTATGGAGGACACGGAATTCCAGAAAAGGCACAACCAATTAAAATGATTACATTTTATGAAAATAAAGAGGTTGATGATAAAATAAAAGAATATTATGATCAAATTATAGAAAATGAACAAATAATTTCAGCACTAGAATATATTATTAGTAAACTAATATTAGATATAAAAATAAGAGAAAAAAATTTATCAGAATCAGAATCAGAATCAGATGTATTTACACATATTAGAGAAATTACAGAAACAGAAATAATAAATATTCAAGAAGAAATAGAGATGTATTATAAAACTATTGATGAATGTAAAATAAAAATAAAAGAAGCACATGAAAATATCTAAGCTTAAAAATATCTTAAAAATAATTTTTAGTGTAAATAATTATATCTTATTTCAAATAGTTTTTTAGATGTATTAATACCAATTTCTTTTAATAAATCTGATATATCAATATATATATTATTTAGAAATTTAAACAGATTATCATCATAAAAATAATGATCATCACAATCAATTATATTCTTTAAAAAATTATGTTTTAAATATTCTTTTATTTCTTTTGTAATATTAGTAAATTTATCATAATCATTAACCCGATTACATATTTTACAATTTTTATTTAAAATATTACCTGTATAATTATTATTTATTTTTATAAATATCAAATTTAAATCATTATTTTGTATAATACACTTAATTTTAATAATATTATTATTCTTTTTTATTTCTATAATTTGATTATTAATATTATAATCATAATCAATATCTTTTAATTTTATAGTTATATATTTACAATATTTATCTAATTTTATTTTATCAGTTATTAAATTCTTAAATTGATATGGAGCTAGATGATTTATCAAATGAGAAATATATATTATTATGATATCATCATGAGTTGCATCTAAATCTAATATACAATCTAATGGATATATATCATTATATAATAAATTATCAAATATTTGAAATAGTTTTACATTTTTTTCTGCAAATATATCTTTTACTAAAATATGTTTATTATTATTATTATTTATTTTAAAAAATAGATGTGAATAATATGTAAATTGATTATTTTCTCTAGTATTTATATTTTCAAATATATCCTTAAATTTCAATATATTTTTTTCTTCAGAATTATTTTTGTATTCAATATAAAAATTATCATAATATACATAAATTCTTATATTTTTATTTATAATTTCTATTTTGATATGTTGTATAATATTAGATTTGTTATTACGAAAACCATTATAATCAAATAAATCATAAATATCAGGTATATTTATATCAGGTATATTTATATTTATATTTGTGATATTTTCATTCATATAATTAAATTATAGTTAATTAAATTATAGTTAATTAAATTATAGTTAATTAAATTATAAATCAAAATTTCAATTTTTATTTATTATAAATTTATTATAAATTTATTATAAATTTATTATAAAGTTATTACTTTGTAATAAATATTTATCAGAATTCATAAATTAAAAAAAATTTATTTTCCTTTTTAAATTGCTGTGTGAATTCTATATTTATCTTACCTCTACACATACACACATACACACATACACATATACTCTAATCTTTTCAGAATACTTATAAAAAAAATATAGGAATTATATTTTTTGCTTTGCTGTGAGTATCCTCAATATACAATATAAACAAATAGTTAAATAATTTTACATAATAAATCTATTTAAGAAATATGATAGTTTTTAAATATAAATATATGGCAAGCATTATGAATTTTAAAAATGCATTTGATACAATATATAATAGTGTTAAAAATATGTCAAATCTAGTTTTAGGAGAGAATGGATCACTTGCACAACAAACAGTCGCAAATTCTGAATTAGATTTTGATGGTATATTATGTGAATATTTTCTTCTAATGCGAGAATCAACTGAGATACAGATCACAGAAATATTAGATAGATTACAAAACATTTTAGAGTCAGATCTTTTATCACAAGAAAAAAGAAAAGAAAATTTAATAAAATTATTAAAAATAAGTTTATTTATTCGTGAACCACGAAAAGGAAAAGGAGAAAAACAAGTATTTTATTATATTGTAAGATATTTATTTAATAAATCAGATGATTATACAAAATTAGCAAAATTTATGTTAGATTATATTGGAGAATTTGGATATTATAAAGATTATAATAATTTATATGTAATTGGTGATAATGATAAAAATGTTGATTTATGTGATTATATTATTACAAAATATGTTGATCAACTAATTAAAGATTATAATGAAACAGATATAAATAAATTATCACTTTGTGCAAAATGGGCACCTCGAGAAAATTCAAAATATGATAAATTTGCTAAAACTCTGGCACAATCATTAGTTAATAAAATAAATCCAAATAATAAAAATACCTTTGGACAATTAAAACAATATAGACAAATAATATCACAATTAAATAAAAAAATAAATACAGTTCAGACATATATGTGTCAAAAACATTGGGAAGATATTAATTTTAAAAATGTCCCATCTGTCTCAATGACTAATCTTTCTAAGGCTTTTCAAGATGAAAAAGTTAATCCATTTCCTAAAGATAAACGAAAAAAAACTGTGAATACACATAAAAGACGAACCATTAGAAATTTAGAAGATACTAGACGTCATAAACCAACAGATCCAGATTATGAAGATAGAAATAAATGCAGAGAAAATTTATTAGATCATATTAGAAATGGTAGAAAAGTAAATTCAACAGTAACAAATTTAACAGATATTATTGATCGATATTTAAGAGAAGAAAAATATGATCCTATCTGGGAAATACAATGGGATAATCGTGTAAATGAAATTAGAACTTTTGTATCATCGTTTTCTGAAAAACCATCAATATTTCCAATGGTTGATTTATCTAGTTCTATGTCAGGTAGTCCAATGACAAATGCAATTACTCTTGGATTATTTACATCTATGATTTTAGACAATCCACTAGATCAAGAAGAATTTTGTTTTGCAAATCGTTTTATGAGTTTTTCATCAACACCACAACTTGTAAAATTACCAAGATTTTCAACACTTGATAATACAAAACCAGCATCTTTAAAAGAAAAAATAGAAATTATGAAAGAATGGACAAATAGCAGTAGATGGGGTGGTAGCACAAATATTCATGCAGCCATTGATTTACTATTAGATATAGCAACTACTCATAAAGTATCACAATCAGAAATGCCAAAGATTCTTGCAATATTTTCAGATATGCAATTTGATCAAGGAGATTATAAATGGAACAATACATCTTATGATAATATTTGTGATAAATTTACAAAAGCTGGATATACTGTACCACATGTATTATTTTGGAATTTAAGATCAAATACTGTTGGATTTCAAGTAAAAGCAGATACACCAAATTCATCAATGGTATCAGGATATTCTACAAGAATGATAGATTTATTTTTGAGTAATAATTTAGATGAAATAAATAAAAATACACAACAAAAAGATAAACAACAAAAAGATAATAATACATTAGATCTATTGTATAAAGCATTGGACCACGCAATGTTTGAAAAATATACAGATGTGTTTGATATATATCTAAAATAGATATCTAAAATAGATATATTTTTAATTTTATTTGTTTTTTACAATTATGATAATTTAATTTATTTAGATCATCTATTATCTTTTAATTTTCCATATATTATTTCATTTTTTCTCTTAATAATATTTTGTCTATTTATTGTTTTTTATTTAATGGTGTATTTTTTTGTGAATTATATAAAAAAATTATTAGAAAATATAGATAAAATTATAGATAATAAAGAATAAATTATAGATAATAAAGAATAAATTTTAGATAATAAAACAGTCTGTTGTAAAACCAGTTTTCTTATATTCATCATTAAATATATATCCATATGGATTACATATACATCTAGTTTTATTTAGAATAGTATCTGAGTTTCTATGAGTATGACCAAAAATCCATAATTTAGATTTATCAATCAACATATCTGAATCAGAAGCATATCCAGAGTTTATTTTTTCAAAATTAAAATTATAAAAATCTATATGAATTAATTTATATGATGGTAAATGATGTGTCATTACAATAGTATTTGAATCAACATTATCTTTAATCCATTGTTTATCTTCCATATAAAATTTAATTATATCTTCTCTTTTTATATTTTGTCCATTATATTTTATTTTTTTTGAATCATTCATATATTTATATGATTCTTGTTCAACAAAACTCCATAATGTACAACCAATAACTTTATAATTTTCTAATTCAGATATTATACCAATTTCAAGAAAGACAAAGTTAGATTTTTCTGATGATATTTGTCTCAATGATTTTTTTATATTCAAAATATCATTAGTATATGATTCATGATTACCCATTACAAAAAATATTTTTTTATAATTATTACAACACCAACAAATAAATTCATAAAATAAACCTAAATTATATTCTGGATAATTTGGATATCCAATATCTCCTGCTAAAAATAAATACTCTGCTTTTATAAAATTTTCATTCAAAAAATCTGGTAAACTTGTCATAAATTCTAAATGTAGATCACTAATTATCTGTATTTTTATTGACATAATAATATAATAATATAATAGTATTATTTTATATAAAAAATATCATATAAATATAATTTAAAAATTTTTATATAATAAAATTATTTTTTATATATTACATATTATATATTATATATGTCATCATCTAGTACAGATTCTGCCATCGTTGATAATATGGCATCATATGGTAGAGTAAAAGCAAAATTTGGTTTAGTATCATCAATTATTATGGCGATAGTATTATTATGTAGTGCATATCTTGCAACCAAAGGTACTGTTGTGCAAACTAATACACCAATTACCGGTCATGTAGTTAAAAAAGAATTATGTGCATCAAATAATGTTAATTGTAATTTAGTTGTTGAATATACAGTAAATGGTGCAAGACAACTTGTAAACACAACTGGTCCAAGTTCCACACAAATAGGTGATACTGTTACAGTTAATATTATTAGTTCAAACGTTAAAAAATCAAAAAGTACTCCATTTATTTTAGTCGGTATTAGTGTTTTATTAATAGGCGGAGGTGTAATGTATTATAGATATATAATGAATAATAAATATGCTGCTGTTCAAAATGCATTTTCATCATCGTATAGTGTATATCCATATGGTAATCGTGGATTATTATCTATTACCATCTAGATTAATAAAATTAAAAATTGAAAATATATTTATATAACTTTTATAATAATATATATATATATATATTATTATAAAAAATGGCAAACGCTGATAATTTTAATGATATAAATATCAATATCAATAACATTGATATATATGATGGTTATGATGGTTATGATGTTTATAATGGTTATAATAGTAATGATGATAATGATGATAATGATAATGATGATAATGTTTATCGTGATATGATGCAAACCGCTATTGAAGAATCTCTACGATTAAATATAAACAATATCAATCATAATATGTATAAAAATGATGATTATAATAATAATGGAGATGATGAACAATTTAATTTAGCAATTCAAGAATCATTGAAAATGCAAAAAAGTGAAAATATATCATGTCATAAAATTAATAAAGAAAAAACAAATGATTTTTTGGCTTCAATGATAGATAAATTAAATTATTATAAAAATGTAAATTTTGAAAAAATATCTACAGAAATTAAAGAAGAAATTAAAGAAGAAATTAAAGAAGAAATTAAAGAAGAAATTAAAGAAGAAATTAAAGAAGAAATTAAAGAAGAAATTAAAGAAGAAATAGTGATAGATAGAAAAATACAACCAACTCGTGAAGAATTACGTAAATTAAGATTAAAAAAATTTAACTAATTAAATATTGTTTTTGCAGGTCGACCTCTTTTTTTAATAATTGGTTCTTGTTTAGTATTTATTTCTTTTTTATTATTTTGTTTATTATTTTTATTTTGTTTTTTATTTGTAGGTTTTTTTATTTTTTTCTCAATCATATCATCTACTTTATTTTTTTCTCAATCATATCATCTACTTTATCTTCTTCTTTATTAATATTATCTTCTTCTTTATTAATATTATCTTCTTCTTTATTAATATTATCTTCTTCTTTATTAATATTATCATCTACTTTGTTTTCTTCTTTATTTTCTACTTTATTAATATTATCTTCTTCTTTATTAATATTATCATCTACTTTGTTTTCTTCTTTATTTTCTACTTTATTAATATTATCTTCTTCTTTATTAATATTATCATCTACTTTGTTTTCTTCTTTATTAATATTATCTTCTTCTTTATTAATATTATCTTCTTCTTTGTTTTCTTCTTTATTTTCTACTTTATTAATATTATCTTCTTCTTTATTAATATTATCATCTACTTTGTTTTTTTCTTTATTAATATTATCTTCTTTATCCGATATATATGATCCAATTAATTTTAATTCTGTTTCTTCTTTTTTATATTTATATAATTTATTTATTGCTTCTGGTAGTAAATTACAACAAGAATAATTTTTTAATTCATCAATATCGATATTACTAAACATAGTTTTATATAATGATGATTCTTGATGTAAATTATCAAGTTTAGGTATATACAAATTAATATTATTTAATGATTTAATATTTTTAATATAATTTATAATTTCATCATTATATTTAAGTTCATCTTTCATGTAATTATAAGAATAATAATACATAAATAAAAAAAATATAATTGCAATAAATAATAATATACATAATTTTGAATATTTTTTAATAAAATCAAATTTTTTTAGATCAAAATATATCATAAAACTAATAATACTAATTGTTGGTAAAATTTGTTTGATTGTTCTATTACGTACTGTATTTATTTCTTGACAAATATCTGTATGATCATCTAATAATTTAATATTTTTATATAATTTGATACGATCACATATATATTGTATCTTATCAATATTTACTTCAATATTATTTTTTTTAAGAAAATATAAAATAAATGATAATCTTGAAGCACTATTCGAACTTAAAATATTTAATTTATTTCCATTATAATCATACACATTTGATAATATTTTTTTAATATCTGGTTTATTTGAATAATAATAATAATACATCTATTATATTGTAATATAGAAAAAAAATAATAAAAGTTAACTAAATTTTTCTTAAAAAATATTCGATAATTTTATCTGTATTAAAATTACATTTATACATAAATATAATATCAAATATATCAATATATAATTTATAATTAATAGTATATTTATAATATTTACTGAGTATTAATTTTTGAAACTCATCAGTATATATTAAATCTGCTAAATTGAATTTCAATTTATCATTTTTTATATCAGGGAATAAATCACTAATATTTTTATATAAAGATGATTTTTTAAATTTCTGCAAATCTTTTTTATAATTTAATTTAATATTATTATTATCAACATAATCCCAATATTCTTTTTGATCTATTAATGATGTTATTAATGGATCTATAGATTCTCGTTTAAATAAATTATTATACCAATTCTTTTCTCTTTTATTTAATTTATATTTTGGGTGCATAACAGAACCTAAATCAATTGCTTTATAAATATAACCATATGTTGGTATTTTTTTCTTATCATATTTAATATATTCTTTAGTAGTTTTAATATATCCAATATTACCAGAATGGAAATCTCCATGGATATATTTATTTTTTTCAAGAGTTTTAACTATTATTGCAATTTGTAATATAAGAGAATAAATTTGTTTTATATTAAGTTTTGATATAAGATCTTTTACTGTACCATCTAATAATTCATATATTTTACGAACACAAGTTTTTGATTTACTTAATTTAATAATTTTATTTTTATTATATTTATTAAAGTTATTTAAATTAACAGAATATTCTTGTTTATGATCACATGAATCAATAAAATCATAAAAATACATTTGCATAAATTGATCCTGATATTTTTTAGCAAATTTTTCAGAAAATTCTAATTCTCTCCATATTTGTGATACAATATTTTTTTCTTTATCTGTATCTAATACATGTTCTATTTTCATTGCAAAATATTTATCTTTATATTTTATTCTATATACGGTACCAAACATACCATGACCTAATTCTTCAATTATTTTATATTGATTATCTGTATTATTTGTCATATATTATTGTATTTTATATAAAAAAATGAATTTATAATTATCAACTTAATATAATCAACTTAATATAATCAACTTAATATAATCAACTTAATATAATCAACTTAATATAATCAACTTAATATAATCAACTTAATATGAGATATATAAAAATAAATAAATATATATTTACATTAAATGACAAAAAAGAAATAATGGAAATAGAAGATTTTACAACTAATGAAAAAAAAGAACAACTTTTAAATTTTAAAATTGGTACAAAATTTAATTATGATTTTTGTATATCTTTTGCTACCAGAGATGAAGCATTTTATTATAATTTTGTAACTAATCATGAATATTTATTTTTCGAGAATGGTTATTCTGGTATTCAAATTGAATATCGTGATAATAATTTTTTTGCGGAATATTATCATATTAATGGTAAAAAAGAAGGAATATGTAAAATATATAATGATAAAATAAAATATGAAGAAAATTATGTAAATAATAATATTATAGAATCTAAAAAATATATAAATAATAATTTACATATACACATTATAAAAAATGATAACTATATTATATATAATGAATATTATGATAATGAAATACTAAAAATAAAATGTAATAAAAAAATCATTTATACTTTTGATATTAAATTTACTGAAATTTCTGTAAGTTATATTGGAACATATCTTGAATATTTTTATAATGGAAATATAAAAAAAGAATGTAATTATTCTGATACTTGTGTATATGATGGTATATTTAAAGAATATTATAAAAATGGAAAATTATTTATTGAAAAAAATTATAAAGATGGAAAATTAAATGGAATATATAAAGAATATTATGAATCCGGATCATTAAAATTAATTGAAAATTATTTAGTTAATAAAAAATATGGTGAATCAATTAGATATTTTGAAAATAATAATATTTATAGTAAATGTATATATAATAATGATTGTCTTAATGGAAAATATGAAGAATATTATTATAATGGTAATATAAAATTAATATGTAATTATAAATATGTTAATGATGATATACAAAAATATAAACATGGTGATATAATTGAATATTATAAATCAGGTCAAATAAATAATAAAGGTTATTATATTGAAAATAAATTAATTGAATATATAACTTATGATGAAAATGGTGAAATAATAAGAGAAATAAATTCTTAAATAATAAATTCTAATTTTTTTATGTACTTTGTGATTTTAATATATCAGGCATAACACTTTTAATTGCTGATTTAGCAGATGATTTTGTAATAAAATATATGATAATAAATGGTAATATCATACCACATAATAATGTACAACATCCACCTAATATCATCATCCCAAATGAATGTTTAGATGTTTCTGTTTCAGGATTAGTTAAATTTTCTTGACTTTTAAGAAAAAAGTGATATGCTAAAGCAGTTAGAACAGCAACGCTAATAAATACTGTTAATGGATTTTTATTGATCATTCCTATAAGATCGCACATAATTTATATTATAACTATATATTTTTTTATAATATAAATAAATTTTTTATAATATAAATAAATTTTTTACAATTCACTTATCAGTTCAAATTCAATATTTTGATATTCCCATTCTTCAAAATTCTTTTCTTTGATAAGATCAATATAATCTTCATTACAAACAAATTTAGGAAGAGCAAATCGAACATAAACATTACGCCAAAAAGATTTATCATTTTCTGTAAATTTTTGTAGTTGACGTTTAATAAAAGTACCATGACGAAGGAATACATTAAAATCTTCTACATCTAGATTTTTCTCTTTCTTTAGTTTCTCAACACGCTGTGTTGTATTAAGTTTATCAAGTGATTTCTTTGGAAAATAACGGTAAGCAATTTCACTTACAAAATTACGATAACAATCATGTTTAGATCTCCATACAAAATAATTACATAGTTCTGTATCATTTGGAAAAATAATTACTCTAGAATCAAACATAATACGATCAAACATCATATAAAATTTATCAGTATTATATTGACGAAGATATTTATTAAGACGAACAGATGCATAACTTGCAGTTAGACTAAGAAGTTTTGATACACGACCATTAAATGCATGTTCTTTGATTAATTCATCATCGGTATCATCATTTAAAGCACGGAATACAAGAGAAATTTCATCAGAATGATTATAACCAGTAGCTGCATTAAATTCTTTTACAAGATCCGCAGTAACATTATCCATTGCAAGTTTTAGATCATTAATAAATGGTGTCTTAATATCATTAAACTCGTTATTTTTAATAGTACTTAAAAGTTTTGAAAAAGATCGCCCATCTAGTCGAATAACAAATTGCGTATATGAATCAAATTCTACAATATTAGATTCAGTATATTGTTCATAAAATTTCATACGATCATCTAGTTGTGTTGGTTTTTTATCATCAGATAGAGTATTAAAATATTCCGATAATTCTGTGTATTGGGGAACATAATTTGAAATATTATCATTATCATTATCATCCGGATTATCAGAATTATCTAAATTATCTGAATTTTCTAAATTATCTGAATTATCTAAATTATCTGAATTATCTGAATTATCTGAATTATTATCAGAATTATCAGATTGTTGTGTTACAACATCTGTATTTTGATTATCACATAATTCTATTGAGTATATATTACAATCAGTAGTTTTATACATTACACGAGTAAATAGATTCGTAGAAGCAATCCAAAAAAGAGTACCATAAAAGATAATAGCTAGATCTATTAGAATTGATGATTCAATTGTTCCACACATACCATTATCAAGAATTATATTATATTGCATTTTTATTATTTAGATATTATGATATATATATAATAAGGGTAATATTTATAGAATATTTAGGATTCAATTTTTTTAATGAGTACAATGAGTACAATGAATACAATCATTATATTAATTATAATATATACTTTTATATTTTCCAGGAATATACACGTGTAATGAATATGTATCTTCTAAAGCAATAATTTTATGTAATAATCTATTTGATATTTTATATCCAATATTATTTATATTTAATATATTTTTTTCTAATAATTTAATATTTGTGTCATACGTTTCTTCACATAATTTTCCAGATAATATTTTCATAAAACAACCTTTTTCTGGATGATCATGAATTTTACTTTCACTATTTTTATTCCATTTAATTAGAATAATATCAAATAAATTTGACGAAAATAAAATATATTTAGTATAATCATTTATATTTATAGTATCAACATAATCATAATTTAATAATTCATCTAAGATATTATTATTTAATTGTAATAATATTTTTTTTATTTCAATATATAGAATAAAAATTTCATATTCTGATTGATATTTATTACATAAATTATTTATATTCTCTATTAAGTCTCGAATCATATATATAATAAAAATTGATTTTTAAATTTTAAAAATATCAAAATTAAAGTATATAATTATATAATTATATATAATGAATTTTACTACAGATCAGTTATTAGATAGAGCATATGATAAATTACAACAATTACATAAACAAAAACAAAAACAAAAAAAAACATTTGTAAAACCTGAAATTGTAAATCATAATAGAAAATCATATATAACAAATTTTACTAAATTTTGTGCATCAATTAATAGAGATTTAGAATCTGTTCGAAAATTTATAAATAAAGATATGAATGCAGAAGTATCAATAATGGGTGATAATAATTTGGATAATGAAACAACTGGATTAAAATTTAATATGATATATAAATCATCCCAAATAATGAATTGTATAACTAATTATATGAAAGAATATGTATTATGTGATTTATGTAAATCGGGAAATACAGAAATTTTAAAAATAGAAAGAATTAATTATATTTCATGTGATTCATGTAAATCACAAAAAGCTCTTAATAATTAATTATTTAATAACTCGTATCCTTACATGAATCTTAACCGGTATAAGTGTTAATTTGATACCGATAGGCAGTTAAGATCTATAATTTATTAAGTATTTTATCAATAACTATTTTATAATTATTATAATCATTATAATCATTATTATATTCATTTAACCACTTATTACATATATCAATTATTTTATTTTTTTTAATTCTAAAATGCATTTTAATAATATCTTTAAATTCAGGAAACATATCTTTTTCCAATAGATCTAACATTGTATGTTGTAATGTATATAATTTAACATTTTTATTATATTCTTGTGATTTTTTATTTCCATTTAATGTTTTATAATGATGTTGATATCCTGGTTCATTAAAATATGGTTCTTCTACTAATATTTGTCCTTGAATTGATAATAATACTTGATATAGTGTAGATGATGTATTCCATTTTTCAGTTTGTGAAGCAGTTGGACCAACATAAGTTCCTAAAATACTAAGACAAACCTTTCCACAATTATATAGATTTGGATTAAATCTTTTACCTCCAGTATTTGTAAAATTTACCATTGGTACATCTGTTGGATAATTTGGAGGTATATAAATATCAAAAATAAATATTCCAGAATCATATGGTGTATCAGGTGGTCCTGTAATTAATGCTCTCATTGCACGTGGATTATTCTCATCAACTCGTAGATATATAGATGCATCATAATATATTGGTAAATTATCTGCAAGAGTTGGTATTTCAGTGCTTAATCTTTTCATACATTGATTTGATGTTTTTGATAAATTTAACAATGATAAATATTTAGAATTATAATTTGAATTTATAATATTTGTAGTATCGAAACGCAAATTATATAAACGATCACAATATTCTTTATTATTATTATTATTATTATTATTATTATTATCTAATAAACTATTATCTTTATTGTCATCATTATTGTCATCATTATTTATTTGATTATCTTGTGTACTTGATAATATAATATAATTCTCATGCAATGGCTCTATCATTGACCAAACAAATATTATTTGTGTAATAATTTCATCGCAATCATTATTATTAATTTTTACAGATAATTTTGAAGATTCATATAATTTTTTTATAGATTCAAATAGATTATATTTTTTATCAAATAATAGTAATGTCATTGAATCAATACATAGATGTTGTATTATTGAGAAACATATTTTAAAAAGATCAATTCTGTTAGAGATATCTAATAATGTTGTGTTTAATATTTCTACTAAAAATTTAATCAAAAAAGAATTTTCTATAGTATCATATAATTGATCTTTATTTATTTTATCTAAATCTCTTTCAATTCCATTTAATATAGATATTATTTCAATTTCTTTTATTTTTTGTATATTTTCATAATCTTCTATTTTCCATTTATTATCACCCATTCTATATCCAGTACCATTAAATTTATCCGTTTTATTTTTTTCTTTTTTTATAGGTTTTTCTAAATTATTATACTTTTCTAAATTATTATACTTTTCTAAATTATTATCATTATATTTTTCAACAGAAAAATATGCATCAAAATCATTAGAATCTGTATTTTGTACATATGATGATAATAACATTAATTTTTGATACAGGATATTATTAATATTTTTATTACAATTTACATCATATTGTGCATTATCTTTCAAAATATTATAAATTTTTTCTATAATATAATTTAATGATATTGTTGAATCCCAGAATTCTAATTTAAACAATTTATAATTTGCAATTTTATGATCTAATTTATTTTTTAATTTTGGTGTAATAATTTGTATTTGTGGTGGTGCATATGGATAATATGTTGAATCAAATAATATTTGCATAGTAATATTGATATTTTCTTTATTAAGAACATTATCTTTTTTAATTACATTATCTTTTTTAATTACATAATATACATTCCATATATATATATTATCAATTATATTAATTCTTATATTTTCATTATTATTTTTCCAAATATCAATATATTTATTAATAATAATATCACGTACAGTATTATCATTAAAAATTTTTTTTATTGAATTTTTATTTACAATAATAATATTATCAACTGATAGTTTTTTTAATCTACTTATTTCTTTATAAATTATTGCTTCATTTGATTGTAATAAATTGTCATTTGGTGATTTTATTATTATTTCATCAAATATATTTAATTTCTTTTTTATTTTTTCTAATAATTTTTCTTTTGATGGTTTTTTTATAATTGAATACATATTAATAGTATCTATCCAATCTATCTGATCTAATTTTGTTTTATTATCTATAATAATATAATAATAATCATTGTTTCTTTTCATTATAAAATGATATCCATTTATCTCAAATGTTATATCACTAATGACATTATTAATATCTGACATATTAATCAAAGTTTGTTTAATTATTATTATTTAAAATATTTAAAATATATAAAATATATAAAATATATAAAATATAAAAAAATCAATTTTTTTAATTTAATATAAATTAATAAATTGCGTAAATTTTTTTTTCACTAATAATTATATATTATGTCTGAATCATTAGAAAAACTCTTTCAACTTCAAGGTGGTGCTAAACGCCGTGGCTCTAAAAAAGGTAGCAAAAAAGGATCTAAAAAAGGTTCTAAAGGATCTAAAAAATCCATGAAACGCATGAATGGTGGCAAAAAAGGCTCCAAAAAAGGATCTAAAAAAGGATCTAAAAAAGGATCTAAAAAAGGTTCCAAAAAAGGCACCCGTTAAAACATTAAATAAATAATTAACTTTTTTTAATAACTTTTTTAACAACTACTTTTTTTGGTTTAGTTGTATCTATCAAATCTATATTTTTGTTTATATTTGTATTTGTATTTGTATTTGTATTTGTATTTATATTTATATTATTTTGTTCTTGTTCTAAATATTTATTAAAAATATATTTGATATGAGGATCACATAATTTAAAAATATCATTTAATTCTATTTTATTTTTAATATTTATTAAATTATCAATATATTTCTGAATATTATATAGTTCATTATAATTTTGTTCTTCATTATTTTGTTGTTCATCATTTTGTTGTTCATCATTTGATAATTTTAATTTAATCTTTAATTCAATCTTTATTTCATCAATAATTTGATTAAAAATTTTATCATCTTCATTTTTGAATAAAGTATAATTCTTTAATAATTTGAAATCAAAATTATAATAGAATTTTTGATTTTTACAAAATTGTAAAAGAGTATTTTTACTCATATAAACATTATATTCTGTAAATTTATCTAATAATAATTTTTTTACATTATTAAAATCATTTAATGTTTTATAATTATAATACATGTATAGATAATCTTTTTCACAAAGTTGATATTTATTTTCAAGCATATAACTAATAATATGTGAATAAAATGTATCATGTAATAATGCATTTTTTAATGTTGTTTCATCAAAACCACAAATTTTAAGATCTTCAACATAAATAGTTGTTTTACAATTTAATATTTTATTATTAATCATATTTAGTAAAATTTTTTTATTTTTTTCATTTGTAATATCAATAAATTTATCATAATTTGATAAGTCTAAAATTTGATCAATATTTGATTCATTTATGTATTCTCTAGAATTTTTATATATTTCCAATATAAATTTTAAAAATAGATTTCCATATGATTCTGCATTAAACTGTATTTTATCTAAAATATAATAATCACATGCTTTTAAATATGGCATACATACTTTAATATGATTAATTAATGTATCATATTCATTTAATATTTTTTCACCAAGTTTAGTATCTTTATATAAAATTTTATTAATTTCTTTTTGTAATTTAATATTAGAATCATCACAATCATCATAATCATCATAATCACCAAAAATACAATAATAATCAATAATATTTGATTTAGATTTGTTAGATGTCTTAGATGCCTTAGATGTCTTAGATATTCTAGCTGATTCTGTTTCTAGTATTATTTTTTCTTCAAAAATATCATTAATTATTCGATTATAGATTTTTTTATTTATAAATAGTGTATATGATAATTTTATTATATTATTTGTATCTATATTACTATTTATATCTGGTTCAGAATATATTTTATATTTCATATACACAATATTTCTAGATAATTCAATAAAGAATTTTATACATTCTTCAATAACTTTTATATTTTTTGTAATATTAGATAATTCTTTTTTTTTATAATAATCTTTTTGTCTATAACAATCAATAAAAGTTGGTATATTGGGGTCCATAAAAACATATTTATTATAAAAATAAATTGTTAATTTTTCTATATTAAATATTATTGAGGTTATATCAAATTTTGATAATAAATTTTTAATATTTTCATCATTAAAACCATTTTTATTTAATAGAATATTATTTCTAAATATATCTGAAAAAATTATATCAAAAAACAAATTATATTCTATTTCGTTATTAAAGTAACCTACATCAACTACTGGCTTTTTTTTTAAATAATCAATAATATATTCATCTAATTTATTAATTGGTTTTTCTTCATTAATATTTATTAAAAAAGATAAATGCATATTATTACATATATATGCACGTTCTAATAGTTTTAACATGAGTTGTTTAGTTGTTTCAATTTTTTCTAGATTATACATGCTAATTAAATTATAAATTTTTTTAAGTTCAGGTTGATTAAATGTAAATTTATCTTCTAATAGATCAATAAATTTTATTAAATTTGAATTATCACGATTTAATACGTCATAATAATTTCTCTTTGATAGATGTGTTAATAATTTTTTCCAAACAACATATTTTTGTATTTTACCAAAAGCTTTTATTTCATCTAATTTTTGTCCAAATGTTTCATCAGTATAATATTCATAAATATCATATGTATTTGTGTTTAATAAACTAGTAATTATTTCAGTTTGGCTAGTCATTATATAATAAGATATATTTAGATATATAAACAAATTTTATTTTATGTATTATTTTTTCAACTTTTTTTATTGATTATCTTTATTATGTTGATTATCTGTATTATGTTTATTATGTTCATTATCTCTAAAAATTTTGCCTTACTTTTGATATATTTTTCAGACAGATAAAGTATAAAAAAAAATAATAAAAATATAATAAAAAAATTAATATTCTTTAACAAGTCGCGAGAACATCTTTTTAGAATTTCTATCAGCATTTATTAACATTAAATGATATTGTAAATATTTAAATGCATCTTCTTTTTTATTAAGTTTTTCCAATGTTTCGGCATATGGATAAAAATTATTAATATTACCATGTTTTATTGATTTTGACAGATAATTTTCTGCTTCTGCATATTTTTTTTGATTATAATATAATAGACCAAGATTAGTAAAACTATCATTATGATTTTTTTTACAAGCAATTTTGTAATACTTTTCAGCATTAATTACATCATTTAATTTTTCTTCATATATTAATGCCATATTATATGCAGCAATTTTTTGAAAATATTCTGAATCATGCTCTATACTTAATTTATAATTTTCAATAGATTTTTCATAATCATTATAATACTCATCAAAGTGATAGGCTTTTGAAAAATATGTATCATTATCTTTTGATTTATTAGTATTTGTTTCATTAGTATTTGTTTCATTAGTATTTGTTTTATTTGTATTTGTAGTATTAGTATTAGTATTAGTATTAGTATTAGTATTAGTATTAGTATTAGTATTAGTATTATCATTATCATCTGATATTGATCCGAGTTGTTCAAAAATATTTTTAGTTTTAGATTTTACTTCTTTAAAGTCATTATAATCTTGATTATCTTGTTTATCTTGATTATCTTGTTTATCTTGTTTATTTTGTTTGATATTATTTTGTTTTTCATCATCACTATCATCGATATTTATTCTATTTTGATTACGATTTTTTTTATTTTTGCCCATTATTAATTCTATATAATATAATTAACTTTATATCTTTTTATAAAAAATATAATAATATAAACTTAATTAATCAATTTTTATTATTTTTTGGGAAATTTAATCCGGCAAATTCACCAAATAATTCTTCTGCCATCATATCATATATTTTTGCAGCTTCCTCTTCTGTTTCAATTCCTGATATTTCCTTCTTAATCCCTTCTTTTGTAATTGATGCAACAAATTTATTACCACGTTTTATAACACCTTTATATTTATTATTACTAGATTTACTTTTTGTTCTATTATATGAATTTTCTTTAGCAGTAATTACTCTAAGATTTTCTAATCTATTATCTAATTTATTTCTATTTATATGATCTATAACATATCCTTTTTGTTGTTTTCCTAATAAATTTTTGTGTAATGTTTTACTCCTTGCAGTATATGTCATTGGATAACCATTCGAATCAAGATACCAATTATGTCGTATAACTTTTTCTAGACAAGATTTACTGATTAAAAAATAATTTTGTTCTAATTCTTTTGCTCTACCTAGTAGTTCTATTTTTACATATGTCGCAATATTTATTTCACATAATTCATTAAGATTATTATAAAATCCAATAATCTTATTTCCTATAGATGTCATTAAATTATATTGTGTTTATTATTTTAAGTTTATTATTTTAAGTTTACTTAAAAATAATATATTATATATAATTAATATGGAATATCTAAATTATATATCTTCTGGTGTAAAAGTATTAATTGATAGATCTAGTGATTTTATTAATTATTATATGATGTCAGATAATGATATTGATGAAACATCTGCATCTACATCTGCATCTACATCTACATCAATATCTAATGTTGATCATAATACAAATAGTGAAATATCATATAAAAAAAGAATTTTTACTCCAAAATCAAAAATAGATCAAATCCAGACATTTTTTTCTGATTCAACACATATTATAGATAATATATATCTTGGTAGTGCTTTTAATGCATCAAATTATAATTTATTAAAAAAATTAAATATTGGTTTTGTAATAAATATGACATATGAAATATCTAATTATTATGAAAATGAAATAAAATATAAAAAATATGGATTATATGATAATAATAAACAAAATATTACAGATTATTTAGAACTTGCATATATAGAAATTATAAAATTTCAACAAGAAAATCCTAATAAAAATATTTTAATTCATTGTTTTATGGGTGCAAGTAGATCAGCATCTGTATTAAGTTATTATTTATATAAAAAATATAATTATACTATAAATGATGCAATAATTTATATAAAAAATAAAAGAGATATTGTCAATCCAACAGTTCTATTTTATAATGAACTGTGTGGAATAGAATATATAGATAAACTTAAATAAATAATGCTAACTAACATATTTTCGTAACACTTCTTTTATTTGATCAAAACATACTTTTTCTTTGTGTTGAGAATGCATACATGTTGTTTCAAATATTTCTAATCGATTTTCTTCATTCATTTTACGTAATCCCAACATATTATTTTCATATAAAATAGTATCAAATAAACTTATTGATTTTAATTCATCATTTTCTAGAATCAAAAGAGAAAATTTTGCTGATTCTGGTGGTTCAATAACTTCGTCATTTGGTGACCAAATCATAAGAAATTTATTAACAACTGATAGATCATTTATTATTACATTTGTTATTTTTTCTTGATTCAAGTGTGCAAGATATGTTGAATTAGATAAGTATAATTCATAACGATACGGATCACGCCAATAATTACTGATAGATAAGTCATTTTGTTGTGTTGGTTCATAATAGTTATCAGCAAGTGATGTATCATAAAATATTCCACCATTTGGTGATACAAGAGTTATGAGATTGTATACTGGATATTTATTACAATATTCAACATATCCTCTAGCAAGTAATCCACCCTGACTCATTCCAATAAAATTAAATCCATTTTTTAATTCATCTATTTTATAAATTTCATTACATAACATATCTAGTTGTGTTGTCATATCAGTAAAAATACTAGTAAATACACCATTTCCTATTTCTATATTATAAACTTTAATATCAAAATTTGTCTCAAGTAATATTTTAAATTCTTCCATATTATTTTTTTTCGCAAGAACACCGTGCATTAATACCGTTGGATAAGAAATGACACATGGAAGAAAAAATAGAATCGATAGATATAACATTATAATAATATAAATAAATAATAACTTAAATAAGTTTACTATTATTTGATACCGTTAAAATAATCATCACTAATCATCACTAATCATCACATTTTTATCTTTTAACCGCCTGAAAAATTTATCAAATATAACAAATATAACAAATATAACAAATATAACAAATATAACAAATGAAATAAAATAAATAAAAGATCTTATTTTTAATTAAAATAATATTTTATCAGTTTCATCAAGTTTAACACGACAATTTGCACATTTATTACTATGAATAGCACACACAATACATACTTTATGTCTACATTTAGTAAACACTATTTTACGTTTATATGTTTCACATATGTCGCACATATCATTTTTATTTCCTAATTCTTGTTTATCAAGAATATAATGACTTAATTTTTTAATATTAGCATCAGTAAAATTATGTTTATAATTATATCCATACCAATGAGCATCTGTATCTAGTTTTAATTTATAATTTTTTATTTTTAATCCATTTTGTAGATAATACCATGAAGCCGGTTGTATATCAATAATATTTTCAAAGCCATTTATCATATCATCAGTCTGTTTAATATAATCAAGATCGCACATATTATAAGATAATATTATTTGGACTGATTCTGGATTATTGAATAAGGCGACACTCAATAGATTATGTTCAAAATTTTCTGTAATTAATTTTTCTTTGAATAATTTTCCTGATATCTTATTATTATATTTTAATAATTTATCTAAAAATGTATTATCAATAATAGTTGCGAGATATAACATATTCATTTTTGTATTTTTTAACAAGGTATTTTCTGAATAGGGACATATCATATTATATACATCATATGTATTAATACATTGTTTTAATATGTCAGGGGTTGTAAATATACGTATCAACTTATTATTATATTTAATAACATAACTTAATATAGATCCAGAATTTTTATCAACATAATAATCATTTATATCAATCTTGAATGTATTTACAATCCATATAATAATATTATCTAAGTCATATAATTGTGATTCTTTAATTAATTTCATAATCAATGTTTCATTAAGATTATTATTACAAAACATATCTTTATTAATTTTATTATTTTTTACAAGTTCTTTGAATAATTTTTCATGTAATTTTATCAAATAATAGATCATATTATTATTATCAATATCTACCATATATATTATTTTATTAAATTCATTTGGTGATAATTTATTTAATAATTGATCGAGATATTTTGTATTACATGATCTAATAATATTAAGCATATTAATTTGATTAAATATATATTCATCTGGTATATTATCAAATATACCATTAATAATCATTTTATCATATATATTTTGATGTTTATTTTTTATCAGACAAAGATTATTTAATCCAAATTGATTTATTAAATGTTGTATTAATTCAGTATTAATTAAAAATGCAAATAATCTCGGTGTATTATATTTATTGAGTAGTTTTAGTTCATCTAATGAAAAATATTGTAACATATTTTTAATAGTACTATAATTCAAATTAGATATGATATAATTACCATTATTATCAACTAATTTAGCAATTTCTTCATCTGAATCAAATATATGATGCTTGAATTTATCATTTTCGATAATATATTTTAATAATACATTATCTTCAATTAAACTATCTATAATTAATTTTCTATCGATCTTTGATAATTTTTCTTTAAATTCTAATAAACATTCAATATATAATGACATATCATTTGATTTTGTAATTTTTAATAACTTTTTTTGAATTAAATCAGACTTTGTTTGAAATTTAATAATTCTAGAAAATATTTCATAATTTTCTAAAGATTTTATTATAATATCATCAATTAATTTTTTATCAGTAGATATATGAATTAATTCAGGAAAAACATTTATTATATTATTTGATATTTTAATATCATATAGATTACAAAGATATGCAAATTTATTAATATTTTCATATTTAATATCATTATCTTTTACCAAATTTAAAATAGTTTTAATAATATGATTCTCAATATATTCACGAACTGTATATATAATATTTATTTTATCATTTAGATTAATTAAGTTTGTTTCAATAAATGTATTACTATATTTTGTTATTAAAATATTTAATATGTTTATATCTGTATTTATATCTGTATTTATATCTGTATTTATATCTGTATTTATATATGTATAATATTTAATTATATTAATTATGTTATTTTTATTAGTTATATCAATATTAGTTATAAAATTACTAATAGATTTATAATTATCTAGATAATTATTAATAACATCACAATGTAGTTCACTTTCAAATAATAATTGTATAGCTTTATAAGTAATTTCATCTGAATATTTTTCAATTATATCTATCATCATTTGTTCTTTCTTTTTATAATAATACTTAAATTTATTAAAAAATAAATTAGTATTGTATGAATCAAGTAATCCTTCACTTATTAAATGTTCAATGAATAATATTGATGACATGTCATTCATTAGATATATTCTATCTATTGTATTACGCTCAACATTATATGTTGTGCCTAATAGGTCAACCGTATTACGCTCAACACCACGTGATGAGCCTAATAAGTCAAATGTATTACGCTCAATATTAGATGTTGTGCCTAATAAGTCAAACGTATTACGCTCAATATTAGATGTTGTGCCTAATAGGTCAAACGTATTACAATATTTATTATAGTCATCTTTAGTAAATTTAAATTTATTTAAAAATAATTCTAGATTTTCATATTGAATATTTGTGTTTAAAATTTTATCTATATATTTATCTTTAATGTGTTGATTGTATATATATTCATCATTAATTTGAAACATATTACAAAATAATATAAAATCTGGCTCTACAGTTAATGAAATTAAACATTGATTTAATCGTTTATAATTTGTTTGTTTGTATTCGTCAATATCATGTGGTATATAATCAATATTTTTATCTAACATATCTAATATTATTAATATTCTATCAATATTATCATCAGATGAACCAAATTTAATATTTGTTTTAATATGTGGTGATTCTATAAATTTTTTTCTAATTGATGATATGTTACAAAGTTTAATAAATATATCATTTGTAATATTAGACACAATTTCATTAAAATATTTATTAATTAATATTCCAATATTTTGTATTTTATTATTATTACTTAGATTACTTAGATTTGCATTTATTATAAGATCAATAATAATATTAGATGTATTTATTTTTTGTTCATCAATATTATAAAATTTTTCTAATGTGTCCTCAAATTTTTGTGAAAATTTTGAAGAAATTTGGATTTTAATATATATATTAAATATTTCATAATTAAAATTATGATTTTTTCCTATTAAAGATTCAAATAATTTAAATATTAATAAAATAGAAATATGTTCTTTATTTTGATTAATTAAATCTAACAAATCTTTTATAATTTTATTATATTTTTCTAAATTACATTGCGATTCTATTGTTTCAAGTAAATTTATATTTTCATTAATTTGTAAACTTATAATTAATGGTGAAATATTATTATCATTACTATAATTTAATATTACATTTGTATTAATTTCGCCAGAATATAATTTTAGAATATCATTATATTTTGATGATTTTAAATATAAGTCATTATAAATATTTTTATATGTAAGATATAATGAATTTTTAAATGACCACAAATAATCAAAAAAATAATTATTAAATGTTTCTTTTACTGTATTATTAGTATTATATTTTTCTTCAAAATTAATATTATTAAATAGAAATAATAATTCTATTGGAAAATTTGTATTAAGAGTAATTTTATCACAATCATCAATGTTATAAATATTACTGAAACTTTGTAGATTAATATCAGAATATTTAAAATTTTTAGAGCTATAACCATATAATAAACTAGTTAATGGTATCATATTTTTATCATTTTTTTGAAACTTAATTTCTTCAAATTTATGTTTTAAACTTTTGGGAATATCAGCATAATTAGGTATATCATATTCTTGTAATTTTTTAAATTTAATATTTGATTTTCTTAATTTAACTATCATTGGATTAATTGTTTCACAAAATAAATGCATAATATTATTGTTTTCTTTATAATTAATAACATCAATATCTAATTGATCATATTTAATCATATCATAAAATGTACCAATCATAATTGACATTTCTATCAATGTTATTGATATATCATTTGATAATTGTATTTCTTCATTTAAAAGAGTAGTATATAATGTCTTCCCTGTATGTTCAATAATAATATCTCTTATCTCTTTATTCCATGTTGACATTGTCATTAAATTTATTCCATTTGCTTTTCTTTGTAAAAATTCTATGGAAAATAAATTAGATGATGATAAATGAGATCTTAAAATAGATGGAACAAATTTAATTTCTACAAACATGATAAATATCCAATTTAATAATGTATTAAAATCATTAATATTTGATATATTAAGATGATAACCTTCATCAACATATTCCATAATATTAATCCAATCTTGAATTAGTACACCAATATTATTAAGTTTCGTTTTATCATTTTGTGATGTAAAAACTGTTTCTAATAATGTTGTTAGATTAATACTTTGATCTGTAATTAGTTGTATAATATAAGAAGATAGATCATTTGTTATATTGCGATAGGTAACTAAAATTTCAGTTGGTTTAAACCAAGATTTATGAATCGGTCTATTTTTGTCACGCATTTTACTATAATTATAAATACTTTCTAGAGTTAATTTTATTTTATTTTCATCAATATTACATTCTGCCATTTGAAAATGATTTTTTAAAATATTACAATAATAATTATTACTAATTATATTAATGTGTGTATCCAAAATAGTTTGTAGATGATCTGAAATAGCCTGATAATAATTATTATATGGTTCCTGATTTTCTGGATCGATCATTTCATCGTCGTTATCGTTATTTTCTTCATTATCGTTGTCATTATTGTTGTCATTATCGTTGTCATTATCGTTATCGTTATCGTTATCGTTATCGTTGTCGTTATCGTTATCGTTATCGTTGTCATTATTTGGATTGTTGTCATCATCATCATTATAGAAGTTTGAATCAATATTATCATAATTATAAGACATATTTATTATAATATATGATATACAAAATATAAATAAATAATATAAAATTTTATCAATTTTTTTTAAAGAAAATGTTTGTCATGATAGACGATTTCTTAATAAAAATTATATATACACACACTAAATAATATATATATATTATTGTTGATATAAATAAATTTATCAATAAAAATAATAATGATATTCGTAATGATATTCATAATAATATTCATAATAATATAAAAATAAAATAAAATAAATTAAATAAAAATATAATAAAATTAATAAAAAATTTTAGATATCGTCAATATCAATCTCTGATCCATTAGATTTTGTATCAGTTTGATTTGGTTCAGACTTTGATGATTCAAACTTAGATAATTTAGATTCTTCTGATTCAGAATCTTCAATAAGACTAGTTGGTTTTTCAGAATAATCTACCTGTTGAGATCTACGAGACATATCACGTTCTTTTTCTTTGTGTTTACGTTGTAGTTTGTCAAGATTTACAGTTTTTCGAATTAGTTGTTCTGCAGAAATTGGTTGACGATTCGGATTAAATGCTTCTTTCTTCTTAGGAGTACCATTTAAATCTTCATCTAAATTGTCATTCTTATTAGTTTCATCTTCTGATTCAGATCCGGATTCTTGAATTAGATCGAAATTACTATATTCATCATTATCATCATTCTGTCTAAAGATATCAAGTTCATCACCACTCATTTGTTTACTCATAATAGTTTGAGCCTTTGATTTTTCATCATCGTTAATTAATTTTTGAATTACATCATAATAATTATCACCTTCACGACGTACATGAATAAAATCTCCAGAATTAAACCATACTTTTTTCATAAATTTTCCAGGAATAACGGCTTGAATGTCAATACCAGTATCAATCTTAACCTGAAGACGATTATTACCCAAACGTTTCATAACTACACCATAATGATCAAATCCAGTTGTAGTATCAACTGTCATGTTTGGATTTTTAGATCTACGTCTGACATTTCCAGACTTTGTCTTCTTATAATTTTTACCACCAATAGTATTAGGCATGCCTATGTATATATAATTTATATATATTAACATTATATTATCTAATATATTTCAATTTCAATTTTTTTAAGTGAAATAATAAATAAAATAATAAATAATATAATAAATAATATAATAAATAAAATAATTATAATTAGCATCACATTTTTTATAGAAAATGCGAAGAGTATGATGATTTTTTAAAGCTATCTAATCTTCTTGATCTTCTTGATCTTCCTGATCTTTCTTTGGTTTTTTAACGACACGTTTAACAACACGTTTAACAACTTTCTTTTCTAGTTTAACTTCAGTATTAATTTCAGTATTAATTTCAGTATTAATTTCAGTATTAACTTCAGTATTAACTTCAGTATTAACTTCAGTATTAACTTCATTTTCTACTTTTTTTTTACGTACAACACGTTTCTTTGGTTTTTCCTGTTCTTGTTTAGTAATATCAGATACATCTTTTATAGTATTTGTATTTTGTTCATCTATTTTTTTTTTGCGTACAATACGTTTCTTTGGTTTTTCTTGTTCTTCTTTTTGCTCATCTTTAATATTAGTATTGTGTGTTTGTTCTTGTACTTTTACTGTTTTTTTTACTATTAGTACCGGAGCATCTGTATCTGATTCTACAACCAAGTTTTGTATTTGAACTGGTTCTGGCACTTGAACTGGTTCTGGCACTTGAACTGGTTCTGATGTATTATTTAACGATTGTTGATCACTAGAATCTTGTTTTTTTACTTTTTTTTCATTAATGATATAAGAAATATCACTAGATGATTTAACAGTTCCATCAGGATTTACAAAATAACTAAAACGCTTGAAAATATCTGAATAATGTAGTAAATTATAATGAATAGAATCTTTTGAAAAATTACGTCGATTTTCTGCAGTATCTTTAATATGACTAATACCAGAAGTATCATCTGTAACAAATATAGAAATTACACCAAGAATCATATTACGAATAGACCAGATAGGTGTCCAATTTTCTTTATGATAACTAGAATTTGTTAGACAAATTTTACTATTAATAGAAAATCGTCCATTTGGTGTAAGCATATAGAATGAACCAGGAGATTTTGGATAATCATCTGGTAATTCAATTTTACCAATAAATAATCCACCAACATAAGGTTCTTCAAGTGGACGTAGTAGAAAATAAAATAGTTTAATATTTGATTCATCTTGGATTGCTTGTGCAAATTCCATACGATTTTGATCAAGATCTCGAAGATCTCCATGAATACGTCGTAGAAATAAGCGTGAATATTGAGGTACAGATCCAGTAGCAGACATAATTAATATATAGTAATATATAGTAATATATAAAAATATCATATAAATTATTATATATTTATTTCAATTTTTTTTATATAAAAAGTTAGTCGAGTTTATGAGATCAATTTTTATATAAAAAGTTAGTCGAGTTTATGAGATCAATTTTTTTTATATAAAAAGTTAGTCGAGTTTATGAGATCAATTTTTTTTATATAAAAAGTTAGTCGAGTTTATGAGATCAATTTTTTTTATATAAAAAGTTAGTCGAGTTTATGAGATCAATTTTTAGTTTATATTAAAAATATTATATAATAAGATAATATATGGAACATAAATTATTTGTAGGAAATATACCATTTAATTGTAATAAAAATGAATTTAAAAATATATTTAAAAAATATAATGGTTATATAAATGCTGATTTAATAAATGAAAATAATAAATGTTTTGGTTTTGTTATATTTAAAGATAAAGAATCACTTGAAAATATAATACAATTAAATAATGTTTTTATAAAAGATAGAAAATTAAGATTAACAAGATATAATAAAAATAAAGAAAACAATAATTATATAAAATTAGAAAATATACCAAGTATAATATCAGCAGATGATATTAGAAAAGAATTTGAAAATTATTCTGAAGTTGGTAAATGTTTTATAGATATGGATAGAATAACTGGAAAATATAAAACAACTGGTATTGTTGAAATTTTAGAAACAGAAATATATGATCAACTTTTAGGTCTTGATGTAATATTAATAAATGATCATCAAATTTCAATGAAATCTTATGAAAATAAATATGATAAATATGACAAATCTAATAAAAATATTGATAAAAAACTTAATTCTTTGTAATAATTTCAAAACCAGAAAATATATTATCATTATCTTTTTTTAATTTATTGTGATCATCGATAATTTTTTTTATTATTTCTTTTTTTTTATCACTATTATTTTCATCACTATTATTTTTAATATCAATGTTCTTAAAAACATCTAATATTTTAAATAAACTATCACGACGTCTATCTAATACTGCTACTTTTATTTCAATTGAATCTAAATTATCTTTACAATCATAACTTCTCCAATTTGTCATAAAATATATTTGTGAATTATAATGAATTTTATTTTGTATTTCTTTTAATTCATCTTCTATAGATGATATTATATCTTGAACATCTTTTAATGCAATAACGACAGAATAACAATTATTATAATATTCTGGTATTTCTATGATAACTGTATGTAATAATTTAATTGTTGCTTCTATATCAGTTTTATTTAATATTTTTATAATATCATTATGATGAATATCTTTTGTTAATTTAATATGACCAACTAATATAAAAATATTACTCGATAATGTAGTTATAGAATTTACTATAGATGTAGCAGTAACCATACCAATAGTACTTATAACTGCTTGCATATAATATTATAATATAATAAAAAAATTTGAATAATTTATATAGAGTTAATTAATTTATATAGAGTTAATTAATTTATATTTAGTACGTATGAAATTCGGTATATTATATTTAGATGATAAAAGAATTGATATAGATCATAAAGGTAATCATCTTAAAAAATTTAAATCTTTTTTTGATAACGAAGATTATATGATTAAAACAAAAAAATCAGAATTACATAGAACATATGCTATTATAAATAATAAAGATAATTCAATTAATGAATATATTAATCAAGATTTTCTTGATGATAATTTATTTTCAAAAATGTCATTATCTAATTGGTCTCTAAAAATAAATAGAGATATTAATAAAAATATTAATGATTATTTAATAGATTTAACACCAAATAGAATAGATTATGATGCAAATATTGTTTCAATTGATCCAAATGGATGTATTGACATTGATGATGCAATATCATGTAAAATTATAAATGATAAAATAGAATTAGGAATACATATTGCTGATCCATCATCATATATTGATATTGATTCTATGATTGGTAAAGAATTAATTAATAGAGTTGAATCTATATATTTAAATAAAGTTTATAATATGATACCAGATGAATTAGCAATTAAACATATATCACTTATAAAAAATAAAAATTCACGTGCATATTCATTAATAATAAATTTTAATTGTGAAAATATAGAAAAAATATCTGGTTGTATAAAAAATAATGATTATACATATAAATTTATAAAAACAAATGTTGTAATATCAACAAATTTATCTTATGATGAATTTGAAAGTAATATAATTGATAATATTTATTATAATGATTTATATAATATTGGTAGACAAATATTAAAAGGATTAGATCAAGATTATTCTAATTATGATTCACATAAAATGATAGAAGGTTATATGTTATTATGTAATCATTTAGCATCAAATCATACTTTTATCAAAAGAGTAAATACTGTAAAAAATACTCAACTTAATAGTCAACTTAATATTCAACTTAATACTCAACTTAATAGTAATTTAACAAAGTTATATAATAATTGTTTACAAAATACTGCAATATATACATTAGATACATTAGATAATAATATTCATGAAGGTATAGGATTAAAATATACTCATTTTACATCACCAATGAGACGTTATATTGATTATGTTAATCATTATATAATTTATAAAAACTTGAAAGATTGTGATATTAATTTAGATAATTTAGATAATTTAGATAATATAAATAAGATACATACTTATTATAAGAAAATATATAATTTACGAAATATACATATATTATTGGGTGAAAATCAACTTCTAACACAAAATGGAACAATAATATTCATAGAAGATAATAATTTAAAAATAAATATATATAATACAATTATCAACATATCTATTTTTAATAATAAATTAATAGAAAATAAAATTATAAATATAATAGAAAAAACAAATGAAAAAATAATATTTAGTTATAGAGATAAAATTATAAAATTTGAATTATTTCAAAATATAAATATAACAATATATAGAAACAAAATGGAAATCAAACCATTTAAATTTATTATTGATAATATTGAAGAATTATTTGAATCATAATACAAAAAGAAAAATAATATAAATCAATATAAATCAATATAAATTAATATAAATCAATATAAATCAATATAAAAATATATTTAATATATATAACTTATAATGTCATTTAGCAAAGAATTTAAAAATAATTGTAAAAAAAATTTAAGAGGTCAGGCTTTAATTGATATAATTGAAAATAAATTGAAAAATGATGGTTCACAAATAATATTTAATATTCCTAATGAATTCAAGGAAGATATCGAAACATTAAAAACATTAAAAAAAGCTTTAGATGAATCTGAATTGTGTGAAGTTATAATGAAAAATAATTCTTGTTTAGGTAATACTATTAAATTTGCTCCTAAATATATGTATTTTTTTTATAAAATTGCTTTAAATAATTCTTCAGAATATTATCAAAATTATTATGTTAATGATTTGACAAAAGTAGATGGAATTGTTATAACTGTATAATATTTTATTCATCAATTGTATAGATTAAAATTACAGATTCTAACATAATTTTTTCTTTAATATCTTCATTTTCTAAATCTATTTGTTGAAAAGATGGAATTAACATATTATCAAATAATATCCATTTTTTATCATATGTTGTAGTTATACAATAATAATGTCCTGATTTCATATTATTTCCATTATGACATATTATTGCATGAATTTTCCATTTTATAAAATTTTGTGTCTGATCATTTATACCAAAAAATTTTATTCTCTTCATAATATCGATTTTATATTGTTGACGATTATCATTATTAAATCTATTTATATATAATAAAATAAATTGTGGTATATTTGTTAATTTATAACAATATATTATATTTTCATCAGGTGAATATATTTTTGAATTTATCCAATATTGTATTAAATTTTTAATTGTATCATCTTTATTTGGAAATAATGTTATAAATGGATATGATAATTTTTGAATATTATTTGTTAATGTATTATTTTTAAATTCTAATATTTCAAATTCTAATGGTGATACATTAAATAATTCCATTAAAAAAATATAAAATTCAGAACAATCTTTTTGATCAGTTATATCACCATCAGATGACCAACCACAAATTACTGAATAATTTCTTATTTCATTTATCACATTTGCATTTATTGAGTAATTTTTTTGAATTGGTTGAATTAATTTATTTTTAATTAGTTCTTGTAAATAAAATCCTTCTGGTTTTTTTGGTGTAGTTTCTAAAATATAATTTGTATAACTTAAATCTTTATAAAATAATGCAATCAATAATGAATCAATATAACACGTATTTAATCCATTTTCTACAACACATGGTTGATAATTATCCATTAATAATTCAGATTGATATAATAATTTATTATTCATAATTATATTTATTAATATTTAGTTAACTTTATTTAGTTAACTTTATTTAGTTAACTTTATTTAGTTAACTTTATTTAGTTAACTTTATTTAATTTGTATTTAATTTTAAATGTCCACCAACACCACTTAAAATTTGATTAATAGTGTTTGGTGAAGGCATGTCATCCATTTTAATTTTATAATGATCCTCAAGCTCGTATAATTTTTGATGATCATTATCTGTTATAAAATTTATAGCCACACCGATTTTACCAAATCTACCACTACGTCCAATGCGATGTATATATTGAGCAAAATCACGTGGTAAATCATAATTTATTACAATACCAATTTGTTCAATATCAATACCTCTAGATAATACATCCGTTGCAATTAATACACGTGATAAACCAAGGCGAAAATCTTTTAAGGTTGATGTTCGTTGTTCTGTTATCAAATCACCATGAATCTTACTAACACCGAATCCATCTTGTGTTAATCTTTTTTCTAATATATTAGCAGTTTTAATACTATTAACAAATATAATACATTGACCAATTTGTAATTTTGTATATAAATCAGAAAGTGTTGAATATTTAATATTTTCATATTTTACTTCTACTTTATATTGTTTAATAAGATCTAAACTTAATTCTTCATATTTCATTAAAATTTTTTTTTTCGGTTCTTGTGTAATTGTATCAGCAATTTCTAAAATTTTATCAGTATAAGTTGCAGAAAAAATTACTATCTGACATGCACTATCTAATTGTGTAAAAATAGATTTAATTTGTTCTATGAAATCATCTTTTAAAAGTGCATCTGCTTCATCCATTACAAACATTTTTATTAGTTTTGGATCAAATGCACCGCGATTAATATAATCAAACATACGTCCAGGTGTTGCAATTAATACGTGACAAGTTCTAATATGTTTATATGGATCTCGTTGATTTGAAACAATACGTGTTCCACCAATTGCAAGACCAATTTTTATATTCATATGTTTACTTAAATTAGATATTACAAAATGTATTTGCGTAGCTAATTCACGTGTAGTTGCCATAATTAAAACTTGTGGAAAATGTTGTAACGGATCAATAACAGATAAAGCACCGATGGTAAAAGCTCCTGTTTTTCCAGTACCAGATTGGGATTGGGCAATTATATCATATCCATCATATATATGTTTTATGGTAAGATTTTGTATTTTAGATGGAGATTGAAAACCATAATCAAATATGCCTTTCATTAGTTCAAAACTAAGGAAATCCATATCATCAAAACTTTTAAATTGAGTATCTTCGGACATTATTATAATAGTATATATATATATAGTTCTTATCTTTATATTGTATTTTTATCAATTTTTATTATTATCTTTTGTCTATAATATCATAGAAAAATATTATAAAAAAATATAAAGAGTCAATTAAAAGCATAATAAATGCAGAATGTTTAGATAAATATAATAAAAACAACATCATCCAATATGTATCCTTTATCCGCCTAAAAAAATAGATGATTATAAATATTTAGATGATTATAAATATTTAGATGATTATAAATATTTAGATGATTATAAATATTTAGATTCTGTAGTTCATTATATTTTACATTCAGAAATAAGACAAATAATAAGTATTGTATAAATTATAGAATATTTACAAAACCTTGCATTATATTTTCAAAAGCTAAATCTACTGGACATTCTAACTCAACATAATCTTCTTCAATACAATCTTCTTTAACATAATCTTTTTTAACACAATCTTTTTTAACACAATCTTCTTTAACACAATCTTCTTCAACACAATCTTTATTAATACAATCTTTTTCATCTTTAATTAATGTCCATTTTTCTTTATCTAAATATTTATAATCTTCTCTTGATATAAGATATTTAAATTTGTCGAATTTGTTTTTTTTAATAATATCATTAAATGAATACATTAATAAGTTTAAAACTAATTTTGGATATTCCCAATTAAATTCAACATAATTAAATAATAAAATTTTATTATTTATTTCAAAAATTATAGTTGATTTTGAAATATTGCATGTATATTTTTTTAAATTTGATAATTCATCTATTGTTATAATATTATCTTGATTCATTTATAGTATGATATAATTATAGTATGATATGATATTATATTATATTATATTATATTATATTATATTATATTATATAATATTATATATATATTTATTTAATCAATTTTTTTGAAAGAAATCATTTGTCACAATAAACAATTTCTAAAAAAATATATAAAAAGTTAAGAGATAAAGACAAAATATTTTTATTATTTTATAATTGATTTTTTAATTTATTTTTTAATTTATTTTTTAATTCTAAATATTTTATTTTATATTTTAGATATTTTTTAATATATTTTGATCTATGAAATTCATCTAATACTTTTTTAATTCTTTCAACATTTTCCAATGCTTGTTCATATTGAATTTTTCTAAAATCTGTTTTGTCTTTTTCGTTAGTTATATTAACTTTTTTTAATTCTATTATTGCTTTATTTAATTCTATTATTGCTTTTTTTAATTCTATCTCAATCTTAGAATATTCATTATTTATATATTCATTTATTATATTTGAAAAACCTTGGGGAATTATATTTGTAAATATATATTTTATTTGTGCTTTTGTTTTTTTATTTTCTTTACTTTCTTTACTTTCTTTATTTTCTTTATTTTCTTTACTTTCATTACTTTTATTTACACTCCTATATTTAATATCTTGTTTTTGAGTATGCATTTTTTTGTATTGTTGAATCATTTCTTTAAATTCTTCATCTACATTATCTACAACATCTACATCATCTACATCATCTATATCATCTACATTATCTAATCTATTTTTTGTATCAAAGTATATTTTTTCACTTATAAATTTATCAAATATTTCAAGATTTTCTACATTAACTTTAACTATATTTTTTGTTTTTTCATTATTTTCAAAAAATAAAGTTAAAAAATCAGTTTTTTCTTTTTGTGTACCAAGTGGGGTATCAAATGATATATGTGTCTGATTTACTTTTGAATCTGGAGTATGTACTGATATATGAAATTGTTCTAAAATTTGTTCTTTTTTATAACGCAATTGCATTGTTATTCTTAAATCAAATGATTTTTTTATACATTTTATTTCTGTTATAATAATTTTATAATTTGGATCTAAAATACTTTGTAAATTAAATATGTTATTTAACCTATCATGTGACATTTTATTTATCCAATCACAAAAATTATGTATATCTATAATTTTCCATAAATTTCTTTTTTCTTTTATTGGTTTTGCTGTAGCTTCTGCCATATATATATATATATATATATATAACATATATATTATTTATTGTGAGTTAAAATTGCTTAATAATAATATTTATATTAAAATATATAATGGATATAATAAAAAAAATATTTAATTTACATCATAATGATTTATTAACAAAAATTAATAATATTATTTCTGAATCTGAAAAAATGATAGAAAATATATTAAATAATCAGATTAGTGATCAAGATAAAATTAGATTACTAATTGAAGATACATTTTTATTTGATACATATTATGGAGTAATTAATATTAAAATATTACTTGCAGAATCAAATGATGAATTAAAATCATTAATTATGACTGAAACTAAATTAAAAAATTATAATATTAATTTTAATAAGAATAAAAAATTATTAGATTTAATAATTAATTTAATAAAAACTACAGATGATCAATATGATAAAATATTTCTTGCAAAAATGGGACAATCTATAGAAAAATTTGGTACAAGATGTGATAATGTTGATAAAATATCAAAAATTTTAATACAATTGGAACAAACAGAAAACAATATATTAAATAGTATAGAAAAACCATTAGTAATTAAATTGGATAGAAATAAAATAGATGCTCAATCAGATTCAATAATGTCATCAGTATATAATGATTTAAATAATGTACAAATAAATAAAAAAATTTATTATTATTTATTAAAAAAAATATCTGATAAAAAATTAAGAAATGAAATATCTGATAAATTTATAAAAAAATTTATAAATATATTACCTCTTGCTGGTAAATTAATAGTTTTACGTAACGTATATTCTAAAAATTTAGATAATAATAATTTTTATGAATTAATATCAGGTAAATCACAAGATGAAACTGATAATATACATGAATTAATTATGGATCTAAATACAAAAATAGATGAAAAATTTAATTTAATTTTACATAATTTAAAATTAACTAATAATTATCTTGATAAAATTAATATAAATGATATAATTTATCTATTGAATAAATTTGAGATTGATATTAAAATAAAACCCATAGAAATTATGCAAATTGTTATGTTTACAATTCAAAAAAAATTTAATTTGGAATTTAAATATTCTGATGTTGAATCATTAAATAAATATGCGAATTGTATCGAAGTATATGATAGTAATAAAAAATTACGTGGATATATTCATATAGATTTATTAGCAAGAGATACAAAAAATATAAATCAGATTACAGTAATAAAATTAAATAATCAATATAAAGAAAATTTACCAAATGTATATTTATTAGGTTATTATTCTGATTTAGAAAAAAATTCATGTACATATACTGATATGGTTGTGATGTTTAGAGAATTTGGTAATGTATTAATGAATATTTTTGCTATTACACCAAATGGTATTAGTGAACTAGATGTGGAAATATATAATTTTATTCCAGATTTTATGGAATTTTTAGCATATGATGATTTTGTACTTGAATTAACATGTAATAAATTATATGGGAATGATAATAAAAATAATCTTAAAAAAATAAAAAATATTAAAATATATAAAAATTATGAAATTATTATAAATTTAAAAATTAAATGTTTATATGCATTATTTGATAATATTGTTCATGTATCTGATAATTTAATAAATGAAATTAAAAAATGTGAATTAGAAGATATCAAAACTAAATTATTACAATTATATAATAAAATATTTAATGATATTTTTCAAAATCAAAAACATATTATGAATTTAGATTTTAATTTAATTATGCCACAAATAATTTATAATTTAATTGATGGTAATCAAGGATTAATATTTGGTTCTATCATTAGTTATATTCTTGCATTTAATTGTCATGATATTATGAAAAAATCATCATCAAATAATTTTATTATTGAATTATTAGAAAATAAAAATTATTCTTATAAACAAACAATATTAAATTATATTTCAAATAGAAATATTGATTATTATACTTATTTTCTTAAAAATTGTTTAGATATTTCTGAAGAAGAAAATTATTATGAAGAAGAAACTGAAAGAAAAACTAATTAAATAAAGTTAACTAATTAAATAAAGTTAACTAATTACCAAATTCAAAAAGCATATTAGCTGTAAGTTCTTTATTCTTATTTGTTATTATATATGTTTGTGTTACTATATCTTCTGTAAAACCTAATTGACATAATTCCTGAATATTACGACGATCTTCATCTGTTAATGTTGTCGATGATGACATCATAGACATGTTTGTTGAAAATAGATTATCTGTATTTTGTGTATTTTGTGTATTTTGTGTATTTTGTGTAGATTCATCATCTTCATTATTGATTGTTTCTGGATTAGTCGTATTAAATAATGAAGAATCAAATGTATTTGTTCTATTTGTTGTTGTATGTGTATCACTAGATGAATAATTAAAAAGTGGAATAGGAACAGAAATATCTTGTCCACTTTGCATCGCGGTTACAATATTAGCAGAATTATCTAACATTAATTTAAGAAGTTGATTTGTGAATATTGGTGATAACATAAATTCTTGAAATATTTTGTCATTAGTACTAAACATATAAAATAGATCTGGTGAAATTTTTACAACACGTGTAAATAACATAAGAACTGCACGTACTTGATCAGTTGTATATGTTCGTGTTGAATCTGATGGTTGCATTACAGGTAGTGACGTATTTGTTCTGATTGGTTGTGTAGGTTGTGTAGGTTGTGTAGGTTGTGTAGGTTGTGTAGGTTGTGTAGGTGGTGTATTATAAGTAGGTGCAAGTGTAGGTGTTGATACAGATACTGTTTGTTTTTTTACAGGCATACAAACAATAAAACCATTATTAGTTTCTTTAAAATATGTAGACATCAATTTATCATTTTCAAGAATACGACCACAATAAATTAGACGTACATCATCGACAAATTTTAGATCTTCTTTTACAATTAATCCGAATGATCCAACTGTTTGATTCGGATCAACTTCAAATTCACGAGAGTTTTGTTTTAGATCTTTTACAGTTACTTTCATTTTATTTAATATTAATTTATATTAAGTATATTTTATTTGATACTTTAAAATTCAATTTTTATTTGAAAAAAAAATGAAAAATATATGGTATATATGTATATTAAATAATATAATATATTATTCAATGTCTATAATATATAATTTATTTCATTCTAATGATATAAATATAGATAATATACAGATACGAAATACATATAATAATATAATTAATAGTCAATTAAATATTAATAGTCAATTAAATTTCTATAATGATGTTTATATAAATGTTAAAAATATAATTAATGATAAAAATAATAAATATATTAATTTTTCGTCAGATAAAGCAATATCTGCTACAACAATTGCAACATTAAATGAATTATATTCTTATAGATGTGGACAACAATTTAAATCAGATCTTAAAATTATCTATATATCTCCTACAAGTGATATGTTTCTAAACAATTATGATCATATTAATAATACTGATGATAATAAAAAATATATTAATTATCAAAATTCAGTTGTAAGTAATCTATTATCAATATCATTAGATCATATTAAACGTAGTTATACCAAACATGTTATAGATTTAGATTTAGAACAATTTATTTTTTTGGGATTACAACATATTGATGATGAAAATATATTAATAGAATCAAATTGTAAATATTATACTTTAACATCTTTAACAAAAAAAATTCAAAAAATATTAGAAAATATAATAGATAATAAAGATGTACCAGTTGCAATAATTTTTGATATTAATTCTATTTCATCAAAAATATATAATAAAAATGAAAATGATGATGATAAAATAATATCAAAATATGGATTTAATATAGATCAAATTAATATTATTCTTAATATATTATCAAAATTAAATATTAAAATGATTGATATTGTTGGATATGATAATAATGAAAATCTAAAATTAAATTTATTAATAAATAAAATATATCTAACATTAACAAATCAAAAAAATACAAAACTAAATGTATTTGATGAAAATAGTAGATTCTTAATATATAAACCATTAAATGAAATTTATGAAAAAGAATATGATATTGGTTGGTATTTATTACGCAATATACCACAACTCATGAAGGATGAATTGTTAAATTCTATTGAAATAGATTCAATAATAATGTTAGATATACTTGACGATGATAATAATGATATAGAAATTATGATAACAAGTACAACTATTACGGAACAAAATAATAAATGTTATTATCTTTCAGAATCTTATAAAGATTGTTGTTTATATCCAGATGAAAAAATGTCAATGTGTTTTGAATTAGTTAACTATTTGTATTAGTTAACTATTTGTATTAGTTAACTATTTGTATTAGTTAACTATTTGTCTCCATTCATGAAATTTATCCATAAAATTATTATATAATTTTATATAATCAGTTATATCATCTGGATCATTCTCTTTTTTTATTTGTAATGGTATATAATGAAATTCACCTAATAAACCAATATATATTGTTTTATGTGGTTGTTCGCATGTACATATATTATGACTATATCCATTATCATGTGATATTTCAATATTAATATCAAATATAAATGATATACACATTAAAATTATTTCATTCGGTAATCTTTCCCAACTATTATCACAATATAAATCTGAACACATAATATCATAATTATATTTATATAAAATATTATTTGTTCTATCATATAAATAATTTATTTCATTCTGTATATTAAACATTTCTTCTAATGTCATATCTTGATTAACAAATATATTTGGATATTTTTGATAAACTCTTAAAAATGTTGCTATTAATTTTCTTATTTCATGTGGTGTAATATCAGTTAGATGATAACATAATGATTCATATAAACAATTACCATTTGAATATGTTAGATCTGGTATATATAATTTTGTATTTTTATTATTATTAATTAAATTAAATATTTGTTTATTTAATTGTATTTCCTTACTAGTATTAAATAATAATTCTTTTTCTTGACAAGTTAATGATCGCTCTAAATATTTTTCCCATTTATTTATATTTGTTGTTTTTGGTATATTTTGTATCTTTGTTTCTAAATTCATAAATTATATTATAAGATATATTATCAATGTATGTTTAAATTAATATTTTTTTTATATATTTTAAATAATATAAATATGGGTAAAAAAGAAAAAAAAGAAAAGAGAAATAATAAAGATACTGATAAAGATACTGATAAAGAAAATGACACAGGGACAACAACATCAACTGACACGGATGATAATAATGAAACATCATTATTTAGTAAATTAAATAATTTATCACGTAAAGCAAAATTATATATTTTAATTTGTGTAGTTTTATTAGTTGTTGGTGGATATATGTGGTATAAAAATAGAAAATCAAATATGCAGATTCAAAATGTTAAAGGTGAATTAGTAGAATTAGTAAGAGGTGGTGAGACTTTAAATCAAACACAAAATAATCCACAATTACCACCTGTAAATTCTAATCCTGTTCAAACAATTCAATTAACACAACAATTGAGTCAAACTATACCTGCAGAATTTTAACTATTTCTAAAATAATTAACTATTTCTAAGATAATTAACTATTTCTAAGATAATTAACTATTTCTAAGATAATTAACTATGTCCCATAATACTTTACAATCTATTCTATTATATTTTATAATAGAATTAAATGTTTCTTCATCTTTATTTGTTTTATTTTCTTTTTTATAATATTGTATTCCAGCGGTCATTGCTGCTAATCCATCAGACATTTCACTTCGATCCCAATATGTATTTATTAATCCATTTGAAAACATTGCATTACCTATATCTTTTAATTTAAAACATAATGCTCCTTTTACGACAATTGGTTCTTTTGTAAATATATCACATAATCAATCCAATCAATGTGATTTTCCCAATATTTAAGAATAGATGGATGTCTGATAAATGCATTTTCTAACATTGTTTGTTCAGCATGACTCCAATGAAAAAATCGAATATTATGTTCTTCGTTTTTATCTAATTCTATACTTTTATTATCTATAAATTTTTTAAATTCTATCAATATTCTTTTTTCTTCTTCTGATGTTAATTCATTTAATTTAAATACTTTATATTGGAATAACTTATTTTCAATATAACCAACTCCTATCATAAAAATTATTTGTGATTCATTTTTGGAATTTAAAATATCCATATCTAAATTATCTCCTAATTGTAACGATAATGTTTCAAAATCTATATAAAAATCAGTGGGATATTGTTTTTTCCAATTAAATCGATTATCTTTAATATCATTTATTTTAGATGGTAATATCTTATGTTCATTTTGTTTATTAATTTCTAATATTTTATTAATAATATATGATTTTTTTCCATCTATTAATCCTAAATTTTCAGATGTACAATTTTGTTGATCCCAACGACGTATACCTTTATCAAATATTTTATCTCTATGATTATTTGTAATATTCCATATTGCTGTAATATCTTTTGTTTTTTTAATAATATCTTTTTTTATATCAGTCCATGGAAAATCATTTTGATTTGATGCATTTACACACATTTCTTTAATAGATGGATTTAATGGTGAATAACATAAACCATCCGATCTAACTTTATTTACCCAATTTATACCATCATACGTTTTTTTTATATAATCATTATCACGTGTAATATAGTTTATTTTTCCTAATAAATCAAAACATGAGAATCCTTCTTGTGGATCATATTTACTATCTATTTTCCAATTTTTTGACATAATAAATGCATATGGTGGTATATAATTTTGTATTTTTCCTAACATATAATTATAAATTAATAATTGTCCTTTGTATGATTTAAATCTACCATCATTACGTATCGTTTCACCATCTACACATAATGTCATTGATGTCCATTTAATATCAATAACAACATAATATGGTTTATTATTATGTTTAATTTCTGATTTATTTAATACTTGTCTTTTAAACAATTTATTTATATAATCTGATCTAATCAATAAATCAGCAATACCTCTCATTCTTGTTGATTTATTAACAAGAACTGCTTGTGCAATAATTGGAACATTCATTTTAATAAGATCTAAAGTTATCTTATTTAATTTTTGATAATCTCTTTCAAAATTAATTTTGTTATGTGGTATAATATTAATAAAATGATTTGGATATTTTTCTTGTAAATAATCATAAATTTTTTGTTCAAATTTTAATCCATTTGACATTAATGTATTTGATGGATTTATTGGATTTATTGGATTTATTGGATTTATTTGATTTATTTTATTAAATTTTGTTTGATTTATTTGATTATTTTTTTTTGTAACTGATCTAGTTAATCTTATTGTATTTAAATTATATTTATTATAATATAAATTAAACCAATCAAGAACAGGTTCACCATTTAGATAATTAGCTACACTTGTACCAGATATCCATTTATCATCATATTTATATTTCTTTTTTGATAAAGTATCTAATAAATTAAAATTAAAATTTTCTGTATCTGATTTTCGTTTATTCATATAATTTTATTTTATTACTGTTTATTTATATATGTTTTAGTTTTAGATATTAAATAAAAATTGAATTTTTAAATTATCTAATCAATCTATACAGTTTTACATTTTATTATGTACACTTTTCGAACGTCAAATTTATCGACAAACCCTAAAGGTACATCACATTAATAAGATATATTCGGCAAAAAATTATCTAGCAACCAACAATGCCTGCTTTACGCCGTATTCGGACAATGCATATGATTCGGTTTCATCCCTATAAACTTCCCGTATCTATTCCTGCACCTATTCCTGCACCTATTCCTGAACCTATTCATGCACCTATTCCTGCACATATTCTTGCACATATTCTTGCATCTTTTCCTGTATATTTTCCTGCATCTATCCCTGCACCTATTTCTGCACCTATTCCTGCACCTATTCCTGCACCTATTCCTGCACCTATTCCTGCACCCGCTGTTCCTGCTTTTGCTTCAGCGTGCCCATTGTGTGGATATTCCGGATTTTTTTGTCCTCATCCACTTGAATTAAGGGCAAATCCTCTTGCACCAGCATCTACACCGTACAAAGGATTCAACTTTGGGTCAGTGAATACGATTTCAAATAATTTCTCTTTTGGAAATTCTTGTTCTGCCATACATCCAGTATCCGTCATTCCTACAGCATTCCCTGCATCTATATCACAACGTGTACCATCACAACGTGTACCATCACAACGCGTAGTACGAAAAACATCATATTATAGTACTTCACCGAGAAAGCGTGTGACAAAGGGAGATATTCGACGACTTGCTGGTGAGAAATACGAAACAGATGTTCGTACTCTATTGGAGACTGAAAATTTTAAGGGAGAGTTCGGGCTGAAAATCAAGCGTCTTGACGGAAGAGATCTGACTGAATTAGATGGTCTCATATATGGTGAGGTACGTTGCCCATGCGACGTTCCGATTGATCATTCATCTCTTATAATTGAGATGAAGCGCAGTCTGAATCCCCAACTATGGGGAAATTATCTGAGGCAGTTGACGGTTCAGTTGACAAGATTTTCCAATAAGATCGTTGTAGTCTACACAAAAGATCTTTCAAATCTTGATGATTACAAGGCGTATATCACCACAAACATCGATCGGAAACTGCTATCACGCATTCGCTACGCAACATCAATCGATGAACTCTGGATTTACATTCGTCCAGATTCCATTAAAATGGAAGGAATCATAAGTTTGTAATATTAATATTAATATTAATTTTATTTTCATTTTTCATTTCTCTTTTATCTGTTCACATATTTATACTGAAAATATTAAATTAGGTAGTTTTTTTATTTATTTCTTATAATAATCTACTAATTGTTTTAGAACATCATTAAATTCATTTTCTGCTTCTTGATCTGTATTAAATCGAATACGTTCAATAGAAGTATTACCACCAGAAAAAAATAAAAAACTACCACCAATATTTTCTTTTTCATGACTAAGAAAAAATTTTAATGTATTATTACTTAGTTCAACACGCGAAACTTTAGTTAAGTTTATAATTGTTTGTGTTTTTGTCTTAAAAATACGATTCATAAAAGAATACACACGAAAAGGAGAAGACATAATTTATTTATAATAGAATATAAATAAATTAATAAATAAAATATTATAAATTCAATTTTTTTGTTTAGATTTTTTTGATACCACATATACATGCAGTAGTATCTTCTTTTGTATATTCAATTATTTTATTATTGACATAATTATTATATATATACACACTATTTATTGGTATACTCGAAACACCACATATTGTTGTAAAAAATAAATTTTTAATTATATCTGTTGTAACCACAGGTGATGTATTGTGTGATATTTCATAGTATACATGTGATGTTTCTGTACACATTTCAACTATTGGTGAAAATTGTGTTTTTCCAATTATTACTTTATCATGAAAAGTTAAACCTATATTTACAATAAATGCAGACATAACATTAGGTATATTCCAATTGAATTTTATAATTTTATGAAACATGTTTAGTTAATTAGTTTGATAATATATTACACCTTTTTCACTGAAAAATGGGACAGTAAAAAGTGTGCAATTGCACCCGATTTAACGGGCTAGATGATCATTTGACGCTAATAATTTTTTACGATTATTAGGGTTGTCATCTTTTATTAT